ACTGGTCACAAATTCCGATGCAGTCCCGGTCGTGATGAACGACGTGCAGTCGTCTCATGGACGGATGCGGACGAAGGCTGCGGCGTTCACGATCAGCGCCTCTTCGTCCATCGGATCGACGTATCGAATAGGTCGGTTCAAGTACAACGATGTCATTCGCTCGATCAAGTGTTGGCACGCCGATGCTGGAGCGAGTGGCGATGTCGATGTCGGCCTCTACGATACCCCGAGTGCGGGTGGGGCCGTGGTCGATGCGAACGCATACGCGACAGCCTGGACGCTCGATGCGGCTGCTGCGTTGCTCATTCCGGATGAGCTGCGGTTCAAGCGAGAATGGGCGGCTGCCGTCGTCGTTGCGACCCTGACCCAAGCGGTCTGGGAAGACGGGGGTGTCACCACGAACCCCGGACCAGGAACCCAGTACGACCTCGCGTTCACGGTAACGAATGCGTTCCCGGCGACACCGACGCTCATTGCGGTGCAGTTCGAGTACACGTCCGGCGACTAATGGGTGCGAGGCAGCGCACTTCGGTGCGCTGCCTCCTCCACTTGGAGGAATGACATGCCGCTACCCACCTATGACACGACCGGGCAGATCTTGAGCCAATCTGTGCTGAATGAACTCCATCAGCCACCGATCCAGAATGACAGCCGCCACATCGGCGGTGTCGTGAGGGTCGCAATGGACACGCTCGTGATAAGCGAAGCGTCTACAACGGCAGTGCATCGGTTCTTTTCGTTGCCTTCGTCCGCTTCGCTCAAGTCTGTATTCGCGTGGCACAAGACCGACCTCGCAGTCCTCAACGCAGACATCGGCCTATACCACCCGCTCGGTTCGATTGGGGCGGGTGTGCTGGTTACTTCAACGGCCTCCACCGCAGCCGTCAACAACATCCAGTTCGCCTCGGTACGCAGTGGAACGGTCGCTGCCGCACCGCAGGAGGGGATCTTCTCCGGAGTCAATGAGGAGTTGGATCCTAACCAAATGCTGTGGGAGAAGGCTGGGCTTTCCGCAGATCCCAGCCAGCAATGGGACATTGGGATGATCCTGAACGATGCGGGAATCGCTGGGTCAGTGACGCTACGGATCCTCTACACGGATATTTGATGGCTGGGTCGGCGGGCTGTGAAGGTGCCCTGGCCTGATCGGCCCGTCGTCCTGGAGGGCCAATGACATCGACAGAGATCGCAAACGAAGCCCTCGGCAAGATCGCCGCAGGACGCATCAACTCGCTCGATGATACCGGCACCAAGGTCGAAACCGTGAAGGGTGCGCTCGAGCGCGTCCGCGACTCGGTTCTCAACATCGCGGCTTGGAATTTCGCCAACGCTCGCGCCTCGCTCACCGCACACGCCGCAGCTCCAGTCTGGGAGTACGACTTCAGCTACGGGCTCCCGGCCGATCCGTACTGCATCCGTGTGCTCCACGTCGAAGGCGAGACGGATCGAAACGGTGCATGGGTCATCGAAGGCCGCAACCTGATTACGAGCATCAGTGGCCCGATCAACATCCTGTACACGCAGCGGGTCGAGGAGTACGGCTCCTGGAGTCCGCTGGCTCGTGATCTGCTCGTGACTCAGCTCGCAAGCGATTTGTCCGTGACCCTGGGCGGCAACCCCACCTCGATCGCGAAGGTCGCCGGAGAGCTGCCACTCCTTATCGCTACCGCAACCTCGCAGGACGGTAAGGAGGGGAGCAACAAGCCGATCAATCGTTCGACGTTCGTGACGGCTCGGTTCTCCTGAGGTGGTTGAATGGCGAGCAATTTCATTCAGAACAGCCTCAGCAACGGGGAATACAGCCCTGAGCTCTATGGCCGAACGGACATCGCGGGATACGCCGCAGCCGTGCGCGAGATGCGCAATCTCTACGTCCTGCCTCACGGTGGCGCGAAGCGGCGGGAAGGCACCCGGTACGTTTGCACCCTGAAAACTTCCGGCGTCGGTCGGCTTCAGGAGTTCGTGTTCTCAACCGAGCAACCCTACGTGCTTGTCTTCGAAGATCGGATGGTTCGCATCATCCGAGACGCTGGCTCTGGGCCGCGCCTCGAAGACATCGAGTCCAAAACCGTTGCCGCCGCACAGGTGGACACAGACGGTAACAGCGAGCCTTCCGAGTTCGAGGTGGTCGCCAACCACTACTTCACGCACCGACTCGGAACCGTCAGTCTCGTCAACGACGCAGGCGACGCCCCCAACGGCCTCGATCAGACGGGCACGACCGACTACTACATCAAGTTGCCGAAGGAGATGCGGTGGAACCGTGGGGACGTCAATCCTGGGTCCGACTTCATCCTGTTCGATACCGACCTGAACGACGCCGCGCAGCACAAGTACACCTCCGGGCAAGGTCCGTTCAAGATCAAAACCACTGAGCATCTTGAACCCAACCTAGATACGGACATGGATGTTTACGTCAATGCCGACAGCAGCACTACGGTCAAGCTGTACAACAGCGCCTCCAACGCAAAGGCAGGGCTAGCGACTGGGCTCATTGACCTTACTGGAACCGGCGACGCAGGCGTCCACACCCTGTATCCCACCGAAGCCTACAAGCGCACGAAGTTCCAGCTCGCACTCTCGGGCGATGCGGACACGGATGCAGAGACGTTCTCGGACGCGGGCACCGGCACCAACACGTTCGCGACCAACGGCACCGCAGCGGGCAACGATCGCTATGCGGAGATCACTGTCCCTTACTTGGCGGAAGATCTGGATCGACTGCAATTCGCGCAGTCCGCAGACCTTCTCTACATCACGCACAAGGAATACCCGGTCGGCAAGATCTCGCGGTTCGGTCATGGTGAGTGGCTCTTCGATGAGGTGACGCTTTCGGACGGACCCTATCTGACGATCGGAGAGGGCGAGACGGTCGCGGCAACCAACCTGCAATCGAGCCACGACAGCGCAGTCATCGAAGACACGATCGGGGATCCCGTCACCATCACGGCGAGTGAGGATCTCTTCGTCGCTACCGATGTCGGCCGCAAAATCAGGATGCAGGCTGTCTCGGTCTGGGGCGAGGCGGTGATCCGCCAAGTCGAGACGACAAAGATCGTTCGCGTGGACATCCTGAAGGCCATCGACGGTCAAGGCATCACGCTCAACTGGCGGCTCGGCACCTTCGGAGACAGCTCGATCTGGGGATACCCCAGGTCCGTCACCTTCTTCGAGCAGCGCTTGGCACTCGGCGGCAGCATCGGTGCCCCGAACACGTTCTGGGCTTCTGTGTCTGCTTCGTTCGAAGAGTTCCCGGATGCCGAGATCGACAACACGGTCCTCGAAACGCAGTCCCTCGTGTACACGCTGGGGCAAGGCAAGCTCGATGCGATCCGCTGGATGGTGCCGCTGCGGAGCCTGCTCTTCGGAACCAGTGACGGCGTGTGGCCCTTGCAGCCCACCTCTTTCCTCGATGCCGCAACTCCTGGCAATCTACAAGTGAAACCCTCCGCAGCGGACCCGGCCTCGTACGTAGTCCCGGTCCGGATCGGCAGTGCGGTCCTGTACCTGTCGCCCTCTCGCAAGCAAGTCCAGCTCGTTGCGTATGTGTTCGATGCAGACAGCTACCAGTCGAGTCACGCCAACATCGTTGCGGGACACCTCACCGAGAGTCCGATCCGCGAGATCAAGTATCAGCGAGAGCCGGGAGGTGCGTTCTGGATGCCGCGCGATGATGGCGTGGTGGTGGGGTTCACTTACGAACGCGAGCAGAACGTGGCTGGATTTCATCAGCACATCTTCGGCGGCAATTTCGCGGGCAATACACGCGCCGAGCCCGAGGCGGAGAGCGTGGCGGTGATCCCGTCGTTCGATACCGAACGGGACGAACCCTACTTCCTGGTGAATCGAGACGTTGCGGGCACCCCGACTCGGATGGTCGAGTTCATCACGAGACGCTTCGAGCAAAGCGACATGCTCGAAGATGCGAAGTTCCTGGATTGCCACGTCTACGACGACACAGCCTCGTCATCGACGCTCACGGGCCTCGATCATCTGGAGGGCGAGACGGTCTCGGTTTTCGTGGATGGCTCACGTCAGACCGACAAGCTGGTGTCCGGTGGTTCCATCACGCTCGACAGCGCGGGCACGAAGAAGCTCGCGGGCTACAAGTACCGATGGAGACTGAAGACGATGGAGCTGAACCCGCAGAATTTCGGGGGCGGCACCCATCAAGGGCACCTCAAGGCCGTCGTCGGGGCGCGGTTCCGTGTGCTCAACTCGCTGGGTGGCGAGTTCCACATGGAGGACGCCAACTCGGGTGGGGAGTCAACGGAGCCGGAGATCCTGCGCTTCGCGGGTCCGCTCCAGTACGATGCAAGCTCGCCGCTCTTCACGGGGGACGTAGAGATCAAGGGCAACACGGGATACTTCGAGAATTCCGTCATGGTGATCGAGGATGACGAACCGTTCCCGATGACCGTGCTGGCTATTATCAGCGAGGTGTTGACGGAGCGATGACTGATGAGCGACCTCGAAATACGGCCTTGCAAGCTATCCGATCTGCTCTGGCTCGATGTGCCCGACGAACAACAGCGGGAGCTCGCGCGGCAACGTTCCGTGATCTCAGAACTGGGCGAAGAGTTTCTCTCAAATTTCTCGAGGACGATGTGGAAGAACCGAGTCCCGATCGCGTGCATGGGGATCATCCCGCTTCAGAAGGGAGTCGGAGAGGTGTGGTGCGCGATTTCACTCCACGGTCGCACCAAATACAAGCACTCCGTTTGCTCACAGATTGCAGAGCATTTGAAATGGCTCCTTATGAGTGGGGAGTACCACCGGATCCAGATGACAGCACGCTCCGGATGGAAAGAAGCGAATCGTTTTGCGACGTTTTTGGGCTTCTCGCTCGAGGGGGAGCTGAAGCAATTCAGCGAGGATCGAGAGGACTACAAGATCTACGGGAGGGTGGCTGATGGCAATCGGAGCATTCGCAGCGGTCTCTCTCGGGGTTAGCGCACTCGGCGTCGGCACGTCGATCTGGGCTTCCGTCTCTGCGGCCGATGCAGCGAAGGATGCCGCGAAGGCACAGAAGGCTCGCAACCGCGCCCAGATTGAGCTGGAGAAGTTCGATCTGATTCGTGATGCACGCACCCTGCGAAGCCGGTTGGTGGTGCAGGCTGCACGCGGTGGGTTCGAGATCCAAGGAACCCCGTTGGCGCTGCTGCGAGAGGTGGAGGCGGACCTGAACGAAGGGATGGAGCGGCTAGAGACCAATGGCCGGATCCGAGACGACATCATCGAAGCGGACCGCAACACCGCCGTTGCTGCCTCGACGGCACAGATCATCGGAACCGCCACAAGGGCAGCGGGACTCATCGCAGACGCGGGGGCTGCGGGTGCGTTCGCGCTACCACCTTCGTCTGGAACGTCTGGGACCATAGACTTCAATGATCCCCTGCTGGAGCAGAACATTCTTCCGGCAGACAACAGCTTCGGAACGCAATTCGCGTAGGAGGAAGCAGTGCCCAGATCACCGAAGCTACGCCGCGTCAGCCCGCAAGGGCCGCTCGGTCCGTCTCCGCAGCAAGCGGCGGCACCGGGTCTGATCTTTGCTCGTGCAGCGGAGGGGGTCGCGGACGCTGCGGGCCAGTTCGCACTCACGCGCCTCGAGCTTCAGAATGATGCGTTTGCAGCAGACGAGAAGGCCGCTCTCGGAGAAGAGATCGACGCGCTCTCTCGCGAGATCAATACGACGGACGATCCGTCCGGATTCGCAGACGTGGAGTTTGACGAAAGAGCGACTCGAATCCTGAACAATCACACCACCAGGATGCAGAAGCGGAGTTCGAAGCACGCCGTCGAGATCCAGCAGTCCGGTAACTCCTACATCCGAACCGCACGCAATCGTGTCCACCAGCAGAGCTGGAACCGGATCGGGGCGCAGAGCAACGCAGCCGCGGACCGGCTCGCGGACAGCGCCGCCCTGCGCGCCTCCGCCGAAGCGAATCCAGAGGCGCGGGCGAACATCATGGGCGGACTCGCCGTCGATCTCGACAAGCTGAAGGCTCGTTTTCCGGAGGTGAATGCCCAGGACTTGCTTCGCGCGGGGCGACGCGCAGAGCTGCTCCGGATCCAGGATCTCAAGATGACGGACCCACAGCAGCTTATCAACGAGCTCGAGGCGGAGCTTTACGATCAGCTCTTGCCCGAGGAGTTGCAGCGCGCGAAGGGCGTCGCGATCCAGCTTCGCAACGACAAGCTGAACGGCGAGCTCACCAAGGACACGCAGGCGATGTACAACGGCCTCTCCTACGAGAATTCGGGTGTCCTGATCCAGCGTTCGAAGGACATGGTGAAGATCGCAGCGATGGACGACAAGCAGCAGGGCATCTACGAAGCCTCCGTTCTCCGTCACAAGCACGTGGCACGCAACTCGCTCGGCGACGTGACACGAGGACGGCTCCGGATGACGGGCGGAGCGCCGCGCACCTACACGGCCCAGGACGAGCGCGACGCCAATGCGGTCTTCGTGACCGACTATATCCCGAGGGCAGGTGAGATGACTGCGGCAGAGCGGGCTCGTGAGATCGACAAGATGATGACGAAGATGGGTCCGATCCCGCTCTACATGCCCAACTTGGCGCAGCGTCTCTCGGATCCCGCGAACCCCGCGATGGTGGCTGCCGCAGCGCAGGAGTTTGGGATCTTGAGGGTCATGCATCCTGAGGTCATCAACGGCGCGTCGAAGAGCGCGCGGACTGCGATCGGGATCTCGGAGCGGATCAACAAGCTCTTGGACGCCAACCAAGACCCGATCGAAGCTGCGAAGAGCATCATGGGCAATATGGCGATCGGCGAGGAGCTTGGCAGGCGTCAGAAGCTCTTCAACGACTTCGAGCCGTTCCTGAGAGAAGAGGTGTTCGATCGGCTCGAGAAGCTCTTCGGCGACGTGAACGACGACATCCAGGCCGACGTGATGAATCTCGTCGAGCAGGAGGTTCTCGACCACGGCGCGGGAGCAGGGACATCTGACTCGGATTTCGATTCCGTCCTCGAAACCGCAATGGCGGTCGGGACAAGGCCCGTGGCATGGTCCGAAACGAGCTTCGGAGTCGGCAGCCCGGAGGCTCGCGTGATGCAGGAACGGCCCATGATGGAGGTGTACCGACTTCCAGGAGAGGGGAGCGCCTGGATCCCGGACGACCTCGCAGCCGATCTCCTGGACTGGGGCGTCGCGAAGGATCAGGCGCAGGCAGATGAGATGGCCGCAGGAGCCCTCTTCGTGCCGGACGGGAAGACGATGCGGGAGGAGCCGGGGGAAAGCACCACGACCGGGACGCTGTTCGGTCCGCACGTCGGGATGTGGGTGAACAAGGACGGTGAGCTCACCCTCGTCACAAAGGAGCTCGAGAACGGCAGCGTGGAGATGCGGACGTGGCGACCCCACTGGCCGACTTCTCCGCGAGGCAAGAGCCTTGGGGGCGAACTCCCCGAGTTTGTGGCACCGGAGCCGACGAGCCAAGCCTTCGGCGACAACGTCATCGCGAACGGATTCTCGGCCTCGGTGGAGAGTGAGACCGGCCAGAGTGTCGTGGGATCCACCAAGGCGATCGGCGGCTACATCGCGCGCCGCGCGGCGGAGGTGGACCGCGCCTTGATGAATTCGACGATGACCGTGGTTCGCGTGATCTCGGCATCGAAGGAGACCAATTTCATCCGGAACAACATCGTGAAACCCATCGAGGAGGAGTTGCGGGCACAGCGCATGGGAGAGAGGGAGGCCAAGACGAAGCTCGGGAACGATCTGCTCAACCTCGTCCAGTCACCCGCGAGACGGCTGAATGTGACGGTCGAGGATGCCACGGAGACCGCGGAGTGGATCTGGGAGAAGATGCGGACTGCCGCAGAGGATCCTCAGAAGAGCACCGAGGACGTTCTGGATTTCGTTTTCGGCATCTTGGATCCGCTGCTGGCACCCATCGCCCAAGCGATTCCGGAGGAGTAGGCCATGTCGTCCAACGTCAGAGACTTGATCCCGACCAACACGACGCGGCTCGGCGACCTCGGCTACCCGAGCCGTCCGGATACCATGACGGTGCTCGGCGCGCAGTGGCGTCGCAACAACTGGATCGGCTCGGCCATCCAGTACGGCGAGTTCGTCTCGGCCATGACGCGGGACCGGGAGGAGGGCTTCGACGCATTCCGGGACGCCTCGCAGATGGTACGGGACCGCTTCCCCGGAACACTGAAGAACATTCACAATCGCAACGACCTCAGGCTGCTCGAGCGGCGCATCGGGCAGGAGCAGGCCGATCAACGGATCCTGCAACGCGGCACCCTGCTCCAGAACCTCGGCACCGGGCTGCTCGTGGGAGGGCTCGATCCGCTCAACTACATCCCGGCCTTCAAGGCTGTGCAGGGGATCCGGGGCGCGCAGAAGGCGCTCGGTGTCGCGAAGGCCACCGCGGCCACCGCGTTCGTCACCGAATCCGCCTCCGAGGTGGCACTCCAGAGTCTCCAGGTGGACCGCAGCGCGGAGGAGTCGCTGTCCAATATCGCGTTCACGTCGATCCTCGCGGGCGGGCTGGGCGGCACGCTGGGTGCGATCTCCGCACGGCGCGGCAAGCAAATCCGCACTGAAATCGAGGACATGATGGACCCGCGCAAAGCAAGCGGGCTCTCGGCAGACGACGCCATCCAGATCCCCGACGCGGGAGGGCTCGGCAAGGAGGGAGCGAACGGCTACGACGGGCCGACCCCTGCGCAGGTGACGCTCGCCGACTCGTTCGCGAGCGGTCCCTTGGTCGCGGCGATCCGCAGCAACCCCGGCACCGAGATCATGGTCAAGAGCTGGTCGCGCTCGATGCGCTTCTTCACGCAGCACTTCGCCGAGACCTCGGTTCGCACCAAGGCGAATCAGCAGGGCGTTCACTCCCCCATCCCCGCAGAGGCGGAGATCCGCCAGTTCGACAACATGCGTGACATGAGCCTGCGTGAACTCAGGCAGGCTTTCCTCGACATGCGCGACCGGATCGCCGGGAAGACGCCAGCCCGTGGCGGAGAGGGCGTTACCGGACTCCGAGTCGGTGCGAAAAGGCTCGACGACCGGCTCTCCCAGGTGCTCGGTCGGCGCGACAAGAACGTGCCCACCTGGAAGGACTTCAAGCGAGAAGTGGGGTACGCGCACCACATGGGGGACAAGGTGGTCGAGACGCGCCCCCGCTTCGCGCAGGAGGCCGCGCCCGAGATCGAACGTGCCTCCCGCTTCATCCGGGACAACTACACGGGTCAGTTCACGAAGATGCTGATCGACCTCAAGATCATCCCGAAGACCTTCACGCCCAAGGGCGCGATCTCCTACATGGCGCGAGTCTGGAACCGCGACATGGTGGAGAACGGGCTTTCGGACGGGAAGAATTTCCTTCAGGTGGCCGAGGAGTGGGTCCGCGTCAGTGAGCGAAACATCAACCGCAAGGTTCCGCTCACCGAGCAAGAGGTTCGCATTGCCGCGCAGGAGATCCAGGAGCACATCCTCGGCAACGTCGAGGGCCGCATCGACTACAGCGCGATGAGCGGCAAGGGCTCCCGGTTCACGAAGAACCGCAGGCTCGACATGCCGATCGAGATGATCGCTGACTTCCTCGAGCTCGACATCGACGTGGTGACCCGCATGTATCACCGCACCGTGCCGCCCGACATCGTGTTGCGTCAAAGGTACGGCAGCACCGATGTGAACAAGATGAAGAATCCCGAGACCGGCAAGCTGATCGTTGACGACATCCGGGCCGACTATGACCGCGCCATGCAGGGCCAGAATGAAAAGGTGCGCGCCAAGCTGCGCCGTCGCATGACGCGGGATCTCGATCAGCTCGACACGATGGTGAAGCTGATGCGCAACCGACTCGTGGGCGGTATGGACCCCACCTCCGGCATGAACCGTGGACTCCGCGCGCTGCGTCAGATGTCCCTCCTCAGCCAAGGTGGGTTCTTCCTGATCGCGTCGATCCCGGACGTGGGTTCCATCATCTTGCGCAACGGCCTGAAGACCGTGTACAAGCAATCGACTGGTCGGTACCTGAAGAACATGACGCTCCGGATGGACGCGGACGTGATCCGAGACCTTCAGCGTTTCGGCGTCGGCAACGAGATGATCGAGAATACCGTCTGGAGCTCGCTGACTGACATCACGCATAACTACGGGCAGAGCTCCCGGTTCCTGCGCGCTCTCGACTCGGCTACGGATATGTTCTCGTTCGTCAATCTGCACACGCCCTGGAACGCCTACATGAAGAAGATGGCGGGCGAGGGCGTGATGATGAACATGATGCGCTGGACGAAGCTCGACATCGACGGCTCGCTCAAGGGCGCGGACCGCTCCATGCTGCGTCAGTTCGGAGTCAGCAAGAAGCGCTCGAGGGTGATCCAGGAGCAGCTTCAGCAACACGGCAAGCGGGGCAAGGATGGCGATTTCATCACCGCCAACGTCAAGGAGTGGGGCGAGGGCCTGGACGGCAAGGCGCTCGAGGATGCCAAGGACGCCGCGTTCGCGTTCAGCACCTCCATCCGGAGGCAGTCCGACATCGCCGTCGTGACTCCCGGAGTGCTCGACAAGCCTACGATCATGCTGAGCAATTCAGTAGCGCAGACGATCTTCCAGTACCGATCGTTCTCGATCGCATCGGTGCAACGGGTGATGATCCCGTCCCTGCAACGACTCCACGAGCAGCCCATTGCGGTGATGAACGGGCTGGCGTCGATGGTGGCGTTCGGCGCGATGGGGTACGCGATCCGACTCAAGCTCCAAGGCAAGGAGCTGCCCGATTTCGACGACATCGACCGCTGGCTCTTCGAAGGGGCCAAGCGCAGCGGCGCCGCGGAGCTGTTCTTCATGCCGCTCTCGTATGGTCAAGGTGCGGGGCTCATCCCCACCGGCATCGAGGACGGACCCCATTTCTCTCGGTATGGTCTGGACGAGACCATCGGAGGCCCGTCCTACGGTTACTTGAAGAGCGGTGTCCAGGTGGGCCAGGGTCTCGTCGATGAGGCGTACCGATTCGCTGGGTTTGGCGATTCACGCTTTACTCAGGGCAAGGTCAAGGCAGCGCGCAGGGTCGCTCCCTTCAACCAGATTTTTTGGTGGAACAATCTCACCAACTTGGTAGAGGAAGAGATCGCAGCAGACTTCCCTCGTGAGAGGCGGAGGCGATCTCGACGTAGGAGACGAAGATAATGACTGTTGTGAATCCCACGGATACGAACCGGACGCCGCTCGAGTTCATCGGCGATGGCAGCGACGCCACGCTGAACGTCAATCGGCCCTTCTACAAGCTGCGCGTCGTCCAGCAAGACAAGGTGGCGCTCGGCCCCCACACCGTGATGGTAGAAGGGACCAACTACGACATTACCGGAGGCGGCGGTGCGGTCGGTACGATCGTCATTAAGACGGGCCGAGGTGCGATCGACTTCATTTCCGGCACGCACAACTGGGTCGCCTACCTCGATGAGACCCCGGAGCAGACGGACGACATCCCCGAGAACGGAGACATCAGCTCCTCCTCCCTCGAAGCTCGCCTCGATCGGTTGACTCTTGTGACCAACGGGCTCCTGGACAGGAACGAGAAGCGCACGCTGCGGCTGCCGGACGGAGACTCGCTGGCCTTTGCCAACGAGCTGCCCGCAGTCGTCTCTCGCGCGAACAAGGTGCTCGGGTTCAGTGCAACTGGAGACGTTGAGCTGATCGACTTCGTGCAGGGCACCTCGACGGATCTTGTTACCGCAACGAGCGGCAGTGCTGCGATCACTCACCAGAACCGTTGGGACAGCTTCCTCACGCCGCAGGACTTTGCGACCGGAGGCAACGATGTCGGTGGGGATTCGAATGAAGACACCGCGAACGTTCAGTCCGCGATCGACACCAAGGGAGTCATCTACTTCCCGCCCGGGACCTACCTGCTCCAGAATCTCCTGATGGGCAACAACACGTCGATCGTCGGTGAGGGCAACGGCGTCACCATCTTCCAGATCCTTGACGGCTCGGGAGCCAGTGACGCCATCATTAAACAGAAGCCGGGCGGAGCCACCAACGCGGAGATCCGCGGCATCTCGTTCGTCGGCAACTCGGCCAACGTGACAACTAGCAAGGGCATCTCGATGCTTGACTCCGATCGCATGACGATCGCAGACTGCCGGTTCTCGGACTTCGAGGGCACGGCGATCGAAATGCTCGACTGCGACGACATCACGCTCACGGGTATCCACGTCCAGAACAATCTGGGTCCAGCGACCATCTACATCGGGTCCGACGATTACGGACAAGCTGGGGCAGAGGGATGCAATCGCCTCACGCTGAGCAACTACGTGTCGCTTGCTGACGCGGGCTCCCCGCTGGTGCTCAAGCGTCTGGATGGCGGACACATCTCGGATGTCTTCTGTCTCAACAGCTCGGCCTCGTTGACCACCTATCCCGGCGACATCTACATGGACGGGTGCCGTGAAGTGATGGTCGAATCCTTGCGCAGCCAAGGCTCGGACCGAAGCGGTGTACACATCGTCTGGAGTGCGCTGCACAACATCAAGAACAACGGCATCAAGCTGTCGCACTGCACGATCGAGGGATCGGAGCTAGACGGGATCTATGCCGATGGCGTGACTCGCCTGAACATCGAGAACTGCACGGTGTTCGGAGCGCTCGGTGCCTTCAGTGGCATCCACCTGGAGACCCTGAACTCGGGCAGTGGTGCAGGGCTCGCGGGGACTGGAGACAGCACCGTTCTTGACTGGGAGCTCAAGGACACCACGTCGGTCAACAACGGTGTACACGGTGTCTTCATCGAGGGCTGCGAGCGAGGCGCGATTTCCAACTGCACGATCCAGAACAACACCACCAACGGCATCGAGATCGCGGTGGGAGACAGCAACCAGAGCACGCAGATCCACATCTCGGATTGCTTGCTGGGAGACACGGGCGGAGGCACCCAGAACCTCGGGCTGAGTTGCATCAGCTCGACTTCAGAGGTCGTGGTGAAGAACTGCGACTTCACGGGTTGCGCGGATTTGCCCGAGTTGATCCTGATGACCAACACCTCGAGCGCGAGCTGGGGTGAAGGCAACTACGGGTACAGGCACGTTGCCATTGCGACCGTCGATGTGCAGGGCCGACCCGGTGGAGACATCTGGTCGGACTACATCGAGCTCACGGCTAGCAATGGCACTGCACTCAGCGACATCGGTGGGCTGTCGCCGGGTCGCAAGATGAAGATCTTGTTCAACAACGCCACTCCCCCGCTCGTGGTGGATGGCGGAGTTGGAGTGGCTCTGGAAATCATCCTCAATGGCGCTGCGAACTGGCAACCCGCCAACAAGGATACGCTCGATCTGATCTGCAACGGGACCAACTGGTTCGAGGTGGGACGTACCACGAACCGCGCAACCACGACCGACGTGACGGGGTTCATTGCCGGAGCTGGTGCTTCTGCACTGGCAGGGTCCGGATGGGCTGGTGACGCGGGCGCTACGATCTACACCGTTGGAGACATTGTTGCGGCATTGAAGAAGCAGGGCATTCTTCCGGCCTAAAAGGAGGAAGTGAAAATGTTGAAAGTAATTGGAGTGTTGATGCTCGCCATGCCGCTTGCGGCTTGCGCGACGCTCGAGAAGATCAGGACAGTCGGAGACCGCGCGATTGCAGTTATGCCTGCCGTCTATGACGTGACCTGGGGAGTGATTGATGATGTGGAAACTGGCATCGTCAACCCGGTCAAGGGCGTCATCGGGATCGACGACGACGAAGACGAGGCTCTGCCGGACGCGCCGGAGTAGGAGTGACACCTGAGGACGGCGGTCTGAAGGGGCTGACCGAGACGCTGTACGGAACGCTGGTGTTGCTGGCTGGTCTGCTGATCCGCGAGTTGCGATCCATGCGCCCAAAGAAAGAAGAGGATCCAGAAGTGGACCCTTCAAAAATTGCCGCCATCGAAGCGGCACTGAGAATCGTGGATGCCGATGTCAAGGAGCTGCTGAGGATGCACCGAGACAGGTACTCCCACTTTGCCACGGTGGAGATCGGTGACGACATGGCGAAGATCACAGTAAAGCTCCAGGAGCTTATTGATGAGATTCGGAGAGGTACCCACGATGCAAAAGGTTAGAATCGGGATCCTGACTGCGGGCATCATCGCGGTCAGTGTCGCACTCGTCGCCACGCGGATCGGCCCAGGCTAACCGTGTATCCCCATATCGTTCGCTTCGGTTCGATCCCAGGGATGGGGACGTTCGGCAGGCTGACGATCGGTGAGCTCTTCACCTGCTTGACGGTCGAGGACGAGTGGAAGTGGAACGCGCTTCGCGTCTCTTGCATCCCGCACGGCGTGTACACGCTCAAGTGGGACCGCTTCCATGCGGGCGGCTACGACTGCTATCAGATCGAGGACGTTCCGGGCCGGTCTCGCATCCTGATGCACGTTGCCAACACCGAGACGGATCTCGAGGGTTGCGTGGGGCTGGGTCGCGAGTGGGGCTACATCCAGAAGAAGTGGGGCGTCATCCATTCGACGACCACACTCCGGGACTTCCACCTCGCGATGAAGGAAGCCGAGCCGAGACTCAGGATCCGGTGGGCTCGTCAGGGTGAAGCTCGGTAGGGCCATCGCCTACCGCGTGAATCATCGTCACCTGCTCGAACTCCCCGCACGCTCGCTCGTCCTTGCGCATCTTGGGAAGCACCGGGCGAAGCGACATCTCCGCAGAGCTGATCGGGATGAGGTGAACCACCGGAGGATACCTCCGGCAGAACTCCGTCAGCGGTTCGAAGTGGCGACAGTCGTTACACGTTTGGGGCATCAATGGCTCCATCGGTAAAGCCGACAGCCGCACCGTCAACCGTAACGATGTAGGTGTCCCAGCCGATGCGTTCGTCGTAGGTGTAGGGCTTGACCTCGATCTCCCCCGCCCCCCCCTCCCCAGTCGCCCCGCCATAATGAAGGATCAGGATGAGATCCTCCATCGTGCGACACGGCCGCGTTGTCTCCATAGACTCGGCGAGTCCGCCACGATGCCATCGGAATTTACTCATTTGGGACATGAATGACTCCAGAGTGCAGCCCTGACCTGAGGAACCTGCCGCGTTCATAGCCGCTGTGCGCAGGCTCTCGACCTCTCAGCCGAGAATAGGTGAACCAGGGGTTTCCAAAAAACTCTGTCCTTTGTGCGTTGCGCGTTTGAAAGCCTGACCTTCTGACCGTTGCCCTCTGATCTTCTTCAGCGAGTTGGAAGGCTCCTAGTGCCTGCCCGAACGGGAATCGAACCCGCTTCTCCAGAGTGTGAATCTGGCGACCTAACCAAATAGTCGATCGGAATTTGGTCGGCTATCTCTGCGTTCTCCTGCTTCGCAAAACGAAGCCATTCATACTTACCCAAACAAGTGTCAGTCCTCGATCGTCACCATCGTCGTAGCGTTCACGAGCGACAGCTTGCCGTCGAGATCCCCGAGTGTCACCTCGTGATTCTCAATCTCATCTTGCAGCCACTTCTCGTCGAGGTGAACCACGACATCGCTGAGCTCCGGAGCGTCCGCAGCATTCGAGACCACTGCACGGCCCTGCTGCTTGGAGCTGGTCCGGATGGAGTTGATGCCGCTCGCGGTCTGCGTCAGGAACGAACCAATGTGACCGGACACGTCCCGACGCCACGTCAGCCAGTCGTCGATCGAACGGCTGCGAGACCCCACCTTCACGACGGTTTCCGCATTGGCGTGTCGGATGGAGCGACGGATCTTCACGACTCGCTCGTTCAGATCTCCGAGCGACTGGATCTTGCGCTTGACCTCGCCCCGCGAGCCGTCCTCTTCCTTCTCGAACGGATCGACGAGTCCCTTCTGCCGCGCGATGTTCTTCTTGATGAAGTCTTCGATCTTGACTCGGCGCTTCGCGATCGTCTTCAGATCCGCGAGTGCCTCCGTGATGGTCATTGTTGCCATGACGTTCTCCCTGAAATTTGATTGGTGTAGTAGCTAGCTTTTGGGGTTCTTGCGGCGTACCCGGCTTTTCCTTCGCTTGTGTGCGGCTCGTCTA